GTAGATGCTGGCTTTGGTGTTGGTGTGCTAACCTGCCCGATTTTTTTCAGGAAGGCTTCGTTCTCTTGTTCCCACTCGGACATATTAACTCCAACTCGTAAGGATTGATACGGACATCTCGCAGCTTAAAAGGTCTCCCGATGCAGCGTTGAGAATACTTGGTGCGCTGATTGCGCTTACATTATAGGTCAAAGATGATGCTGCGAGCTTAGCGAACACGCCACAAACAAAATCTTCTATTCCGTTCAAATTGCCTTCGTTATCGAATAAAGGCGCAACGATCAGCAGCTTAAAAGATGCCATTGGACTAATACCAATGTGCTGATTATTAGTAGGCGTAATATATGGATCATCTGGAGAAACGATCACAGAATTAGCCAAAATGGTTGCAGGAGGAAAAGCAAAAACTTGGTATTTCGTGTTATCTACTAGCGCGGTGGCTAAAGTAGTGCGGAGTGTTGTTATCGCTACTGGAGGCATCAGCCCACCATTGAGCGAGGGTCTAGCGCGTGTGCAATCATGCCCCTTATTTTTGCCAGCAATTGCGCCGATAATTTATAAGGGGATGGCTGGAAATCAATAGCATTGCTTCCGCTCAAAGTTGCGGTTCTGCCTTGCCAGATTTCAACAGCGATCATCAAAGCTGCGTTCTGAACTGCTGTGTCAGTTGTCCAGTCTGTGTTAGTCGTAGTCGATACAGATCCGTAAGGATAAATCGGATGATAACCCTGAGCACTAGTGTGATTAGTATTTACGCTAATTGAAAAACCATCAACGGCGGTAATTGTTTTAGTGCCGTTATATAAACTGCCTGAGTTAGCAATCGTTACGCTTTGACCTACATAAAATGTCTCGCGCACATTGTCATTAAAATATAGAGTGCCTGAACCTACTGTGTTTTCATGTGCAACTGTAAACCATTTTGGTGCCCATAACATTGGAAGTAAAACTGCATCTGAAGCATCGCATACTTCCTGAAGGACGGCATCGGTGTACAAAGTACCGACTCCAAGAGTGCTACGGAGTTCTGTGACTGTTGTAAGTGCCATGATGTCCTTTCTAAAGACTCTGGGGAGTAGAGGGCTACTACTCCCCAGAGCGACTTAATTACCTAGTTATCAGGTTAGGTTGAACCAGTTTGCGCCAGCCGCTAACTTAGTGGCAAGTGCTCCCTGACCGAATAGTAGAATGTCTACAGTTCCGTCTGAGTTAACATTAGTACGAAGCTGCTGACGAGCACCCTCGTACCATGTGTAAGCATCTGGGTTAATAACAGCCATTGAATAATCTGCTGTTCCTACTCCACCAGAACCCTTCATGTAACGAGATACACGAAGATCAAGACCTGCAACATTACCGCGCAGGCTTGTTGGTGAAAGTGCTCCTGCATTATTTTGAGGATTTGCAGCGATGTAAATTGGTCGACCAGCATCATTGTATGACATGATGTTAGCCCACTGCTCTGGTGTGACAACCATGTTGCGAGCAAAACCAAGTGAAGCAGAATAAACTGCTGCTGCTGCGCTTGAAACATAACTTAGCAAACCTGTTGCTGAGTTAGCCTGTGCTGTTGCGTTAAGAGTACCTGCGCCCTGAATTGCAGTTGTTACAAATTCTTCAGTATCTTTTGCATAAGCGTATTCCATCTGAACAAGAAGCTCATCTAGAAACGCTGGTGTTGAGTTTGTTAGCAATTCTAGAGTAGTGATTGCACGACCCTTAAAGGACTTCTTTGTAACTGTGATAAATGATGCTTCAAGTTGTGACTCTGTTACTGGTGAGTTCTCATCGATCTGATCGACTAGAGGCACTTCACTAATTTTAGGCAACTCAAATGTTTTTCCAAATTCTGGCATTGTACCGCGAGAAACTGAATCAATCATTGGGCGATCTGCGTTAGAAAGGAAGTTAAGTAGCTGTGTGCTTTGTGGTGTTGGAATAAATCCTGCACCTGTTGTCTGATCGTTGTCAGCAGCGCGTAGCCATTGACGAGATTCATCATCACCAAAGAGGTTAGCCTTTAGTGTGTTCTCCAAGTAGTTACGTTTTGTGATTTCGATTCTTGGAGATGTGTAGTACATCGCTGTTACAGTAGGGCGAGCAGCCTCGACAGGTGCTGCCTCTACTGCAGGTGTTGCTTCGACTGCTGAAGTGGTATCTTCCACGGCTGTCTCGCTTTCTGTAGTTGGGTTTTCTTCAGCAGGGGTAACTTCCTCTGCTGCGATCTCTAGCACCTGAGCAGACTTAAAGGCTGGCTCTGTTACAAGAGAAACTTCTTTTAATTTAGCCGCTGTTACGACTGTGTATCCATTACGTGATGGCTTAGATGCAAGGATCTCTGCGCCTATGCTCAATCCTGAAACTAATCCTTCGCTAGCCATGATCAAAGCATCTGAACCAGCTTGCGAGCGACTTAAACGGAATACCGCGTAAATTCCATCTTCTTTCATTTCAGCACTTAACATTTTTCCTACAGGTTTTTTCATGTCGTGCTGTGATAAAAGTCGAATCTTGCTTGGGTCTGCGATCTCAATAGATCCTGCTTCAAAAGTATAAGATCCAAGATTAGTGCTGCCAATTTCATCATTACCAAAGGGCACTATCTTGCCAGTAATTTCGCGCTTTTCTTCGTTGCACTCAATCATTGTGGCTTCAATGTATAAGTTTTCCATTAGCCTTCGCTTCCATTAGGTGTTAGATCTTCCATCTGCATAGCTTGTTCGATTGTAATTAAACCAAGTGAAAGCATCTTTTCTATAACTAGCAATCGCTCCATAGGTTCAACGCGCAAGAAAGTAGAGTCTAGATCGAACTTTACATAGTGACCAGCAGTAGATATATCATCCATGCTTAAACGCTGTTCGATTGCTGATATGTATGGCTGGAACGCTAGAGCTACTAATTGTTTTCTCTCATCGATAATGTTTGCGTATGTCATCGATGTGTTGAGGTCTGCTGACAAGTAGTAAGCAGGGATGCCGCACAATCGACTAATCTCAGTTGCAAGATTCTGGATTGCCTCGTTGTACATCATGTCTTTAGGACTAAAACCAATATTCTGCGCCTCAAGAGTTGAGGTCAAATATGCAGTTGAACGATTCTGACGAGCGGACTTCCATGAAGCCAGTAAGCCTTGAACTTCCGCAGGTGGGAGATCTGCTCCTGTATTTTTTAACACTGTAGTAGCCATCGGGGTTTGAGCAGCTACAGCAGCAGCCTTCTGGATGTCGATAGCTGCTTGAATTGTTCTTGCACCTGTTGTAAGTACGCCTTCGTTAAATGCTTGGAATGTAACTAGAGATCCAAGTCCAGACATCGGGCGTGGTGATCCATCGACATAATATTGTGTTACAAATGTGTTAGTTACATCAAGATCGAAAGTAATGCGAGTGTTAGCAACCCACTCGAAAGATGCAGGGCGATTATCTTCCTGATAAGTCTCTGTAACTTCTAAGAAGGCTTGCCCAAAGAATAGAAGGCTATCGACCAAATAACTGACAGTAACAAATTGTGGCTGTGACTTAGATAGTTGATGCACCCATCGTGGAGCTGCAATAGCTTCTCCAGTAGACTTCTTTTTGTACTCTAGCGGAATAGATCCGACTGTGCAGAGAAGATCGCGGCATCGCTTGATAGCAGGTACAGCCATAGCATCTCGTCTACCGATTACAGGGAATGTAAAGTTGTAGATTGAGTTAATGCCATCGCCCATAATCTTAGGCGCGAGCTGTGCCTCTAATATTTCTGGCTTACGCGAAAAGATACCCATAGACAGAAATTGTAGCATTTGTCAAGCAATTAGACAATATGCTAGGGCGTGTCTAAGTATATATCTGCGGCTTAGGTGCAGGGATCATTAACTTGCTTACTACCATTGCCAAGCCAATAGGTGCTGAGATGTCTCCAGCAGACTTTCGCTTAATGATGCGCCATGCCGAGTCATTTACTTTAGCTGCACAATTATTCATCTGCTGGATCAATTCTGCCTGACCATTGTGCACAACACGATGATTGACCAAGCCTTCTAATAGATCTCCACAGGCTTTGTAGAACTGTTGCCCTGAAACATCCTCGACCATAACTCCAGCATTGGCTAGGCGATCTGCAATAGTTTGAGTAGCGTATTTGTCAAAGCAGACTAGGCGTGGCTTATACATGTCACACCATGCCTTTATACTTGCTGCCATCTTTAGTTCATCGATAGCAACTTGAGAGCTGTAAGTCTCCAGAATCCCGATGCCAATCCGCCCATCTGGGAGAAGTTGTCCTGCGACCAATGATCCGTTCCTGCGTGACGGACTGACATCGAAACCAAATACAGTATAAGCCCCAGCGCTCATTTCTAGTGTGCTATCGGATGTGTCCTCTAAGACTCCATGAGGCCAAGGGCTACTTAGTGAATCGATCCATTGGCAAAGAGTTTCAGTACGCGTATTCTCAATCGGTGAAGTAGCAATCGCTTCCTCAATCGCTTCCTCTGTGATGGTGTATCCCAAAGAGGGGTTAGCCAGAGCCCATGCATCGCGGTCTGTTATCTTGCAGTATTGAGGGGCTGAGTACTCGTAGAATCCGAAAGACTTGGGAGGGTAGTCGATGGCTCGTTCCCGTAGGTCATTGAGTACAGTTGAGAAAGCATCTCCCGCATTCGAGGTAAGAAGCGTCTGACTGTTTGGGTGAGCTCTAGTTGTAGGAGTTGCAGCTCTGAATCCATCTTCTGTGATCTCTCGGACTTCATCGATGTAGAGTAGTCCGTTGACTGATCGACCGCGAGAGCCGTCTCTAGTTGCTGCAACAACATCAAGCCTTGCTCCAGAGAGCATCTCAATGCTTTCAGTTCCATTGGCGTGTCTGATTTGTTTAACGAATCCCTTGAGGTGGTCATTGGTCTCCAGTAGGTGAGTAACTTGTCGGAAGGTGTCTAAAGCCATGCTTCGATTAGAACTCATAATCAGCACATTGGTATTCCACTTAATCAGGTGCGCGAGGATCAACATACGCGCCAAATGAGTCTTACCATTCTGACGAGCCACAAGAATCAGGTTTGTCTTACGAATCCACATGCCTTTTTTGTCAATCGTAAGCATGTCCTTAAGCACAAACTCCTGCCATGGCATTAAGTCCATCTTTACGATGGCGCATAAATCTTTGACATCTTGCAGCTTGTTTTCGCCCTTGAGAAGTGGACTGTGAAGCCTTGGCTTGGTTGCCCCTCGTAGGGCTTTGGACTTTCTGGGCTTAGTTGTCATTGATTTGGACTGGGTCGGAGCTTAAACGGACTATCCAGCATCGTCTCGGACTGCATCGGGGAGATATTGCTTGAAAAGACAGGGGGGGTAGCCGTCCGTGCTAAAAAAACCCCATCATTGAGCGAACCCTTACGCAGGTTACACGATTTACAGAGGACCCGTAAATTATCTAATGAGTGATCGCCCCCAGACTTGCGAGGGATTACATGATCGATGTGCATCTCGCCTTCATCTGTACCACACAACTGACAGAAGCGACCATCGCGCTTGAACACACGTTCGCGCTGCTCTCTATACCTACGAGAGTTCAGCTTATCTAGTGCCATCCCTTAGCCTTCCAATGATTCAAGGCTATGCATGGTTCACCATACCTATGCCCTATGTATTTCAATCCCCATTGTATCTGAGTATAACCATCTTGATCTCTTAGCCATACTGATCTACCTTGAGGTATTCCATAATGAGAACCATTACGAGCTTTAGGATTCCATGCTGATTCTTTACCATAAAGTACTGTTAAACATTTATATTCTTTTAAGTTATAGCCTAATGCATAATAAGCATATTCTTTATATGTTACATATTGCATTGGTTTAGATCCACCTGCTTCAGGCATGAAGCATAGAGCTATCCCAATAGCTACTAGCACCCCGCGAGCTACGCCCCTAAGGGGCTCGCGGTGAGCCTTTGAGAGGCTCTGCGCCGTTAGCGTACCATCGATGTCAAATCCATTTTTCTTATTTGTAAAAGCCCTGGTCAGAACGGCGTGTCGTTTCATAAGTACCCCCTGTGGATAACTTTGTGGATAACTATTTATCCGTTGAATAGAAGCCCTTGCCCTTAAATACTGCTGGAGTAGCTGCTATAACTTTAACCATGGGTTCATTACAATAGTTGCACAAGATCATTGGTCGATTGTTCCATCCATGATTGATCTCTTGACTAAGATTGCATCTGGTGCATTTGTAATCATAGGTTGGCAAGTTAAGCACTTCCTTATCATGTATGACCCACATCCAGAGCATCGGTCTATGTCTGCCTCAGTAGGTTCTTTGTCTAAGTGACCATATCTTAATATGAGTAGTGGCAATAGATCCTCAAGTCGGATTATCGCGGCATACTCACGCGCATCCTCACCCTGTCCGTTGAGTCTAATAACTCCGAAGCCCAATTCCCCCGAAATGGCTGTCCGAGCTTTCAATTGCTTTATGTATGCAAGAGGTTGAAATCCAGCGCGGGCTTTGACTTCAACATCGAACGGCACATTAACAATATCCTTGCCACTACCCCTTCCCACACATGCGCCTTGCCAGACAGTCGATAGGTACTGTGCGACAACACGCTCTGTGCGGAAACCTCT